CTCACAAGGAGATTTATATGTACACAGTTTTAAATGATGGTTATGGTCTAGGTTATATGCAACCAATGAATTACCCTAAGTGTGGTTTAGTACCAAGTGCTACAGGTACTTGTGGGTACTGCGGGAGTAAATGTGAATGAACGGTTATGAAGTACATGGTGATCGGATTGATTTGGAAATTGTAGATAACAGTATCTATGTATGTACTAAAGGTGACGCAGCCACAGAGGTAGTATGTGTATGTTTAGGAGATGCTGATATACACCTCTTGTATGAAACCTTAAAGGAGTTCTTACAGTTGTGAGTAATTTATTAAAACGCTTTGGAGTTGATCCTAAAGTACTAAGTACACGTACTTCTGTAGCGTCTCCTAAGAGCACTACAGGACGTATTTTACTGTATGATGGTGATGGTGCATGCTACCAGCATACCAACGGTGTAGCGAAGATTGAGACAGCTCTACGGAGATTCCATACTGACATTGAAACGCATATGTACTTAGCTAAGTGCAGTACAGCTAGGGTACACCTCACACCTAGAGGCTGTTATAAGAACGGTAGGCACTTACTGAATACAGTGAAGCCTTACCAAGCGAACCGTAATGGTAAGCAGAAGCCGCCTTTACTAGAGGTACTACGTGCACAAGCAGAGTTGTACTTCAAAGATCATCCTACGATTGAGATTCTATCGCATCATGATATTGAAGCTGATGATGGGTTGATGATTGATGCGTACAGTTTGAAGAACACTGTGATGATCTCAGCCGATAAAGACCTACGGATTAATCCTTTCGAGAGTTATGATGTAGAGGAAGGTAAACACATAGTTCTCCCGAACGGAGATACATACGGCTGGATTGATCGTAAGTTCTGGTGTACACCTTCAGGTAAAGCTAGTTCCAAGATGATTGGTAAAGGTAAAAAGTTCTTCTGGGCGCAGATGCTCATGGGTGATACAGCAGATAACGTGCAAGGTATCTTGAAGTACAACGGGAAACTATGCGGTGAGGCTGGTGCTTATGATATTCTACGTACTATTGACACACCTGATGAGGCTGCTAATGCGGTAATTGATGGGTACAGAAAGATTAATCAGAATGTTATTGCAGAGGGTGCAGCTATGTTCCTCCTACGTAACCGGGATGATAGTGTGTACCAGTTCTTTAAAGAACACAACCTAAGCCCTGCGAACCTACAGTTCGTGGAAGATTGTTATAACTCTGAATGGATGAGAACAGAAGATGAGTGCTGAAGAACGTATTGAACAAGACGAGTTAGAGATTAATTGGTACGGGAGTGAATACCATTGAGTACACATACAGTCAAGTTATCCCGGGGTTCGCTACGTAGCTGGGCCATAGGACAACTTAAAACTAAACAGGGTGGTCTTTGTCTAGTATGTAAGAAGCCCATATCCCTACAAGTTATGGGTAATAAGTCTGACTATGTAGTTGACCACTGTCATGAGACAGGTATTATTCGAGGTGTGTTACATAGATCATGCAACGCTTCCCTTGGCAAATTGGATAACGCTATTGGTCGCTGGGGTGCTAAGAGTATGAAATACGAGGATATTATCCCATTCCTACGTAACGTACTAGAGTACTATGATAACTGTCAGGCTAACCCTATGAATGTTATTTATCCTGACTATAAAACCCCTGAACAGCAAGCAGAGAGAGTACGGGTTAAACGTAACACAGCAGCAGCAATTCGCAGAGCAAAACTAAAGGTAGCTAAGGAGCAATCACAGAATGACTAACACATCTACAAACGCATCTACTAACACATCTAAATTCGGTACATGGAAACAATGGAAGCGTGATGCTCTACGTATGCACTATCAAGGGAAGTCTCACCAAGAGATTGCGGATGCTCTAGAGAAACCGTACTTCACTATTACTTCACATCTACATCGTCATCGTAGTACGTATCCTAAAGGATACGTGTTGACGTACTGTGCAGACTTCGCTACGGCTTATCCGGGTACAATACCTGCTGTAGGTACTAGGGAAGTACCTGAAGCTATGGTTGCACCGTATGGTAAGAGTATTGTTCAGGAACACTTAGACCTAGCAGCAGAGGTAGTAAAGCCTAAACGTAAACCTACTATCTTTGTGATCGGTGATACCCAAGCGAAGCAAGGTATTAGCTTAGACTACTTAGAATGGGTAGGTGCGTACATTGCTCGTAAGAAGCCAGACATTATCGTGCACATAGGCGATCACTATGATATGGCTTCACTGAGTTCTTATGATAAGGGTCAACTTAGTGCAGAGGGTCGTCGAGTCCAAGCGGATATCGCAGCAGGTGACGCAGGGTTAGCTATTATCGAAGCACACATTCAGTCTGTACCTAATTACAACCCTCGTAAGGTAGTAACGCTAGGCAACCATGAAGAACGTATTGATCGTTATGTGAGTACACACCCGGAGCTACACGGCTTTATGGGTACAGAGTTCTTAGCGTTTACTAAGTACGGTTGGGAAGTACATCCGTTCTTAAAACCTGTAGAGATTTGCGGTATCCACTTTGTACATTACGTAGCTAACAACATGACAGGTAAGCCGCTAGGTGGACAAGCACTAGCCCGATTGAAGAACGTGGGTGAGTCCTTTGTGATGGGTCACCAACAAGTATTCGATTATGCTGAACGTCCTTTACCTATGTCCGGTAAGAAGCAGTTAGCAATTATCGTTGGTGCTTGTTATGATCATGATGAAGGCTACAAGGGTTATCAAGGTAACCATCACTTCCGAGGTTGTGTGATGTTGTATGAGTGTTCAGATGGTTATGCACTGCACAAGAACATTACACTACAGCACATGCGTGATTTATATGAGGGTACATTATGATACGTTCTATAGATCATGAGGTGGTTGTATTGCAGTACTTATCCTGTACATACAAGTCTATGTGGCACTACTTACGAAACTACGTAATAGGTATGTCTTTTAAAACAGTATGGTTCATTAAAGAGAGTACAGTATGAGTATTAAAATCGGGTTACTTGGCTTAGCTTCTGCGGGCAAAGATACAGCAGCAGAAATCCTACAGCGTGTTCTACGTGAGCAGGGTATGTCTTTTGAGATTAAGAAGTACGCAGGGTTACTCAAGGAGGCTACACGGTTAGCCTTCGGTGATAACTTCGACGATCGTGATGTTAAGGAGGAACGTGTATTCGTTACACCTGAATTAGCAGACAAGATCATTGACGCTACAGATTACATCTGGTTGAAGTTAGGGTTCGATCACCAGCACTTTGAACTATACAATGATTTATGTACACGCCTTATTGATAGCAAGACTTGGATTTCTCCTAGAGATTTCCAGCAGGTGTTAGGTACAGATGTTGTACGGGCTGTTGACCCTGATGCTTGGGTTAATTACTTAAAGAGGGAAGATGGTAATTTTATCGTATCTGATTTACGCTTTGCTAATGAGTTGCTGGACTTTAATGTACTGCTTTGGCGTAACCCTACGTCGATACCTACAGGTGCTCATAGTTCTGAAGCGTTCGCACAGCAGCTCATGGTAGATGTGCAGCACACCGATGCACCTTATCTACATGACTACACGTTATGGAATAAAGGTACACTAGAGGAACTTGAACGTAACATCAGGTTCATGGTTTCAACTATAGATTTTAGTAATTACAAATAATCGGAGTTAGTAGTGCAAGACTTGTACCAGAAGCAAATCGCCTTAGAGGAAGAATATAGTACCAGCAGTATCGCAGCAGGGCAGCAAGCTGTCCTAGATGCGTTTAAGCAGGGTCGAGCAGCCGATATAGGTACAGGTCGTATCTTATTGGCTAAGGCTTATGAGGCTGCTATAGGAGCGTTTACAGAGTTCCTTAAAGTACCTATGCGTGGAGTAGGTGGGAAGTACAAGGTTATGCTTAAACATGCTTCACCAGAGGTTCTAGTAATGGCTGGTTTACGTGAAGTCATTGCATCTTGTGCTAACCCTATCCCTGTAGCTATGCAAGATGTACTACGTAATCTAGGTCGAGTTGTTGAGACTGAGAGTATGCTTGTGTACTTGGATAAGTTAAACCCAGCGTACACGAAGCGTACCTTAGAGTACTTAGATTCAGCAGGTACTAAGAGTACTAACCACCGATACCGTACACTACTAGCAGGTTCTAACAACTTGGGTTTACAGTGGAATCGTTGGAGCGTAGAGGAACGTGTGGGAGTAGCTCGTTTACTCGACCACTTCGCCGCCGGAGCCGATGTTCCCACCGCCACCGTTGCCCACGGTGCGGCTCGATCCGAGACCGCCACCGCCGACGCCACCGGCGCTGGCGGAGAGTCCGCTGCGACGAACGCCGGAGCCGCCGGTCGCCGCGCTGACACCGCCCGTGTTCGCGAGTGCATCGACGGAGCCCTGCATGAGACCGCCGCTCGCGATGCGATCGGAAGCGCTGCCGCGCCCCGTGTCCGCCGCACCCGTGAGCGCGGCGAACTCGGCGCTGTTGGTGAGCGCAGACAATGCA